GTGTTAAGCTGGTTGGAAGGGTTGGACACACGGGCGCAATACGCAATAAGTTCCTGCGCATCATCAATGCCCAAATCAGCAAATTCTTGTGTTGGTTGGCTGTAACTGAGTAATTTAACATTCATTATTTGTTCTCTTCATCTTCCTGACAGAGTTTTTCCATCAGCTTGTAATGTTCGTAGGCTTTCTTTAAGGCTGCGAATTTTTCTAATTTCTTTGGATCGGCTGTAAGTATCGCCAATCTATCTTCTATTTTGTTTAGAGTTTCCACCAAACTTTTGTCACCGATTTTTATATCAGCAGTTCTATCTAACTGAATACCGTTGGTTGTAACTGCACTATTGTAATAATTGCCAGCACTTGAAATTGTATAGTTACTAGTTCCAGCTGCTGTAGTCCATGATGTTGATGGAATTGAATACGACATACCTAACGTGCTAGGATCTAGAGTAATGGAAGTAGCAGCACCATTATATGTAATTGTATAATCGCCACTACTTCCACCAAGACCCGCGCCAGTGTATGACTTCGGATCTCCAGTACTCATTAAGCTGCCTTGGCTTCTTTACGTGCGTTCTTTTCTTCGGTGATTTCGTTACGGCGAGCCTTAACTGCCTTAGCAACTTCTTGTAATGCCTTACGTGCTCGTGTACCTGCTGCACCGTTACCTGCTGTGAACTTTGCGTCTTCTGCTAAGAACTCTTCAAACGCTGCTTTTAATTGATCTACTGTTGTTGACATAATTGTTATCCTATTGTTATGTAGTATCTACTTATAAAAGTAAATGGTGTGGTCGGTAGGTCTTGAACCTACAAAGGCTGCGACTACGTCTGCGCCCCGTCCCTAGAATCATTAAATGATTTTCGGAGGTATGCCATATTCCACTCACGACCACATTATTATTATATAACCTTAATTGCTAGAAAGCAACGGTTTTCGTGTTAAATATTATTACTTTATGACACCAGACTTTCAAAACATCCCATTCAAAGACGTTGTACGCTTTGGACAACGGACAATGCTAAGTCGTCCATTATTTTCAGTTAGTTGGATCCTTGGTCGCTTTTGTAATTACAACTGTAGTTATTGTTGGCCCTACGCAAGATCTGATCAACCCGATTATCAAGATCTGAGTTTGTATAAAAAAACAATAGATGAGATCAAAGCACAAGCAAAGCAAAACGGATTTAACGAGTTCCATTGGTCTTTTAGCGGTGGTGAACCTACTGCATATAAACATCTCCTGGAGTTAGCCAAGCATTTAGAGCAAGATACTAATAGTGCTTACCAAAGTATTCATATGACCACAAACCTAAGTCCTGGAAGCAAGTGGTGGAAAAATTGGTGTGACATAACATCAACCCTACAACGCCGCAGTATCACGGCAAGCTATCACAGTGAGTTTGCCAAAGAACAAGAGTTCGGAGACAAGTGTTTACAGTTGATGTACGAAGGTGTTCATGTTACTGTTAATCAAGTAATGATTCCGGAAATCTTCGACGAACTTTACGAACGCTGCGAACGACTTCACAGTCGCGGCATCAACGTTACACTTAAACCACAAAGCGATCCCACAGCAAGTAAGGTCGTCGAAGGTTACACAGAATCGATGATCGACAAGATGCAAACTGGGTTTCCTCAACGTAGTAATGGTGAGGATGTTTATCAAATTGCACTGTATGATGCAACAGGCACGGAGCATTTATTAGATCAAGCAGAACGATTTAACGCATTTGGATTTAATAAGTTTAAAGATTGGAGTTGCAACGCAGGCTTTCAAAGTGTTATAATTAGAAGTACTGAAGTTAAGCGTAGTTATAGTTGCCACGATGTTCCACTAGGCAATTTATTAACTGGATTTGATTTATTTAAAGAGCCTAAGATATGTATAACACCGAGCTGTGTTAGTTCGGCAGATTCAAAAATACCAAAATGCAAATAGATACAGAACACTTACACTACTGGATGCAAGCTATCCGACAAAGCCCAGATCCGTTACGAACAATGGACGCATTTTGGAGTGGCCAACTTAAAAGTAAGGAATGGTTGATTACTAATCTACGTAAAAATGTAGACAAGGTAGTTAGCATCGACATCCATGGAGGATGGGTCGGAACATTGGCAAGCATGTTATTTCAAAGTTCAATCGTCTGCACTCATATCCGTAGCATTGATATCGATCCCAGCTGCGAACCAATTGCTACCATGATGAATAAAGGCGAAGAAATGGTAGGAAAGTTTCGTGCTGTGACCGCAGACATGTGTACAATTCGCAGCGATGCCGATGTAATTATTAACACAAGCTGTGAACACATTACGCAAGATGATTACGACTTGTGGTTAAGTGGATTGCCTCACAATAGCTTGTTGGTATTGCAAAGCAACAACTACGATATCCCAGAACACATACGAACTGCGCAAAGCCTAGAAGAGTTTGTAGAACAGTGCGGGATTAATGTTATGTGGAAGGGCGAACTAGAACTGCCCTTGTACACTCGTTGGATGGTTATTGGAAAGAAGTAACCGTCGGAAATGATGACTTTGCATTTGCTCCGCAATACAAAACGCAAAGCGCAATACGATCAGTACCTTCCCAGCGTTGCTGCAACTGATTATAAAACTCACCATTAACAACATCATCCCATGCAGTGTGATTTAAGTTAATCTTATCATCACCGTGTGCTTGCCAAATCTCATCCCACTTGTCGTTGACTAATTTCCCTGTTGCTGTTTGATATTGATAAACTGCTGCCGCAGTGTAGCAACAAGGAAACAATCTGCCTAGCGCATCAATATACGCCGATTGTTCTAACTGTGCATCACATGACACTTTTAATTCTCGTGTCTCATTTCTCCAGTTAGATAGATTGGGCATCATTTTAATTTCGCTGGCAAACTCTGGATTCAACGGAGCTTCGATTGATATGTTGTTAGGGTTAACAATCTTAATACCTTTAATTTCACTAACTGAAAAACGATGTGGTTTCTTAAGGATGAATTCTGAGAAGCCGTAGGCTTTTGCTAGTTCTTCTGCTTCTTTAATTTGATGTTCGTTATGTCTGAACACAATAAATTGCCATCCTGCCTTTCCGCCGTTGTCGATAAAGTATCTAGCATTTCTAATTAAGTTATTCCAGTTTACATTTACACGGTAGATATGATTTGTATCCTCAAGCCCGTCGATTGCAAACTGTACACGATCTTTATCGCCTAACTCTAAAGCAAGCTTCTTCCACCATTCTGCACTTTTCATTCCACCGTTTGTGGAGATTGTTAATCTTAGATTGGGATTTTTACTTTTAACTTTCTTAACAACATCGATAAAGTTAGGAGCACTACACGGATCGCCTAGTGTGCCCCCGAAGTGAATCTTATCTAATCCATCATAGATGTTTTGCGGAATAGTATCAAAGAACTCTGTAGGCAAATAGGTTTCTTCAAACCAATCCTTAGTGTCACTTAGTTCTTCTCTCATACAGTGCGGGCATCGAGCATTGCATATACTGCTGTTCTCAATTTCTAATACACGCAAATTATTATAAAAAGTCATTTGAACCTTTGATTTCGATTAGATTAATACATGCATCGTTCTTTGCATATGATAGCAAGAAAGCAACTACATCGATAATTTCCTGTTGTACAATTGGCTTTAGTAAGGGAGGTGATCCTTTATTATTCCAACACCAGCTAACATTGATAAGTGTGTGTTTAGGTTTAATTTTAGAAGTAATTAATGTCTCGCAGAAGTTAAACAGTTTGCGTTTGGTGTCAGTATCTTGTTCTAATCTCCATCCGAGACTACCCAGGGTAATGAAGTAAGGTTTCTTTTGTAGCTTATAAACGTTCAGCATTTTTTCTAACAGTACTAACTGATTGTCATCGGGAATGCAATTAATAACAACATCGTACTCGAAACTCAATTCGATTAGCTTATCTGTATGTTCTGGAACGCCATGTCCTGTTCTGCTTGAAACTGCGGTTGCATTAAATGAGTCGGCAATAACTTTGCCAATTCCTTCAGTTCCGCCTATTACTAAAATTTTCATTGATATTCTCTTTTAATTTGTATTAGCTCATCTATTAGACTGCTAGGATAGTTGTGTCTAAAACTGTGCAGGCAAATTTCCTGCAAGTCCCAAATACTGTGCTTTTGATTTAAATCAAGATTGCCTAGCTTTTCTTGTCGTTGATCACTTAACTGTATGATATAATCGTTAACAGACTTTGGACCTTCGTTGACATCTAGAGTAAAAAACCAATTGAATGGTCTAAGTATTCCGTCATTAAATACTAGCCAACTGTTTGGGTGCATACTAAACTTACATAAACCTGCTCCCCAAAGACTGCGGAATGACTTTTTAATTTGTTCCTGCCAATCGGGCAATACAGTATCGTAATTGCTACGGTATCCTTGCATGTAAAAGTCATCGCCGGGCCACTTGATGTATATTTCTCTACGTGCAAAATCAACATCAAGAATTGGTACAGTTGGTAACAACACACTGGCCTTTGTGTGCATATCAAGTTCTCTATTAAACCGTTCCTGAAGTAGCTCTTCAGTCCATAGTTTATTCTCTTCTAAGTTGTTGTGATATGCAGGATCTCTATGAAAACGCATACAGAATGTTTTACGGTCTGGACTAACAAGAGCTGTGTAGACTAAATTGGCCCTATAGCGATCGTTTGGCTCTTCATTCCAATAATAATCCCAAGCTGTTATCATTTAGTTTCAATCCATTCCGACTCAGTGTCGTTTATCTTTTCTTGCAATTTAGATCTCGATTCGCTTATTGATTCACTAGTGTGCAGTATATGACTGAAAATAAAATATGTCATAATTGTGCTAGTATGTATTAATGTAGGTTGATTGATTTTAGAAATTATTATATCAATGTCTTTAATTAAATCGATGTGCAAAAATTCAACATCTAATGACCGGAAGTAATTCCAGTTCTGCAAAATGTTGTCGAGATCTTTTTTTGATTTTAGTGATTCAGATATACCATTTTCTGTCGATGGTTCTATTTTTAAATTATTATTTCGAGCATACTCTTCAGCCACTTCGTAATAATTTAACCCATCCCATTCGGTATAAAGAAACTTTTTAAATTCGATATTGTTTTTGTTAATATCGTAAAACACTATCTTCTTTGCATTTGAAACTAGCGCCATTGTTTCACCTAGCATTCCGTTTGCAGGAGCTATTACACAATCAAAAGTTTTTGTTGTTGTAAATTGATCCCAATGAATAACGTTAAGGAAATTATAGTTCAAACTTTCCTTAAACAATTGTATCACTGATTTTTGCAACGGATCTAATGATTCGTTTATTTCTAAAGTCTGCAAGGCCACCTTGTACTGATCAGTTTCTAGTTCTGGCCAGATGTATCCTCTTGTAGGAACGCTAGAGAATTTAAAATTTTTAAGAGACGTTTGAAACTCCTCACTACCTTCTAGGGTCCGAGCCGGATTAAATCTCCAACTCAAATCAAAATTTTGTACTCGGTACCCGTTATCTAGTGCTTCTAAAATAAGGTTAGTTCCAAACTTTTTAGTCCTATCGATTATTTCTTCTCCGTAACACACACTTAGAGGAGCATGTCCGTCGTGTAAATCTTCAGTGCTTCTAATCAAGCACTTGCCCCGATCAATACCATTACTAAATTCTATATTATTCTTAATGGCTTTTGTGTTTATGATAAAGCATTGATGATGAATATAGGGGCAGTTGTCTTCGTGTTGGTACCATAGTAAGTGCGCAATAACTCCAATAGAAGGATCTATAGTTTCTAATTTATATCTTAGATAATCTCGATCGGTAATGATATCTCCAGCAGCTTGCACAACGATCCAATCATACTGAGTTATGTAGCTATTGATTTCGGCATAATTGTCTAACACTTTGAGGTCATATGATCCGTCACTCCACCACTGTTGACAGGCCTGTGTTAGCTGTAGCATCTTAGAA